GAAGAAGAAATGGAAGATGAAGAATCTCCCATGAAGAAAAAGAAAGAAGAAATGATGAAGAAGATGAAGGAAGAACTATCAAAGGATGTGGCAAATCTTCTTTCAACAGAATCAGAACTTTCAGAAGAATTCAAGTCAAAGGCAACTTCATTGTTTGAAGCTGTGGTAACAGCTCGTGTTGCACACGAAGTTGAAATCATGGAAGATATTCTTGCAGAACAAGCAGCAGAAGTTGTTGCCGAAATGCACGAAGAATTAATCAACAAGGTTGATGCTTATCTTTCATACGTAGCAGAACAATGGGTTGAACAAAACGCCGTGGCAATTGAAGAAGGTCTTCGTGCTGAAATCACAGAAGATTTCATTGCTGGATTAAAGGTGTTGTTCAAGGAACATTACATTGAAGTACCTGAAGAAAAATATGACGTTCTTGGCGAAATGCAAAAGCAAATTGAAGAATTAACTGCACAAGTTAACGAATCAATTTCTGAAGCTACAGAACTTAAAAAAGAATTGGTTGAATCAAAGCGCGATGTTGTATTTGCAAAAGTTACATCTGATTTAGCACAAACTGAATCAGAAAAACTTCGTGGTTTAACTGAAGAAGTTGAATTTGAAAACGAAGAACTTTTCGAACAAAAGTTGAACGTAATCAAAAACAACTATTTCCCAAAGACAGTTGTTGAATCAACTATCTCAGAAGAACAACCAATTGAAGATAACTCAGGTGTAATCTCTGAATATGCCAAGTTGTTAGGTCGTACTCGGTTCTAAAAAAAATCATTTGTATAAATAATATTAACGTTTTAACAAAATCAAACAGTAACAGGAGAACGTAAATGTTTCTTTCAGAAAATCTACAAAAGAAGTGGGCTCCAGTATTGGACCACGAAAATCTTTCACCAATCAAGGATAGCTACAAGCGCGCAGTAACAGCAGTTGTTCTTGAAAACCAAGAAAAGGCATTACGTGAAGAAAAGGCAGCTCTTTTCGAAGCAACACACGTTAATGCAACAGGTTCATCAGTTGACACCTACGATCCAATTCTTATCTCATTGGTTCGTCGTTCACTTCCAAACTTGATGGCTTATGACGTAGCCGGCGTTCAACCAATGACTGGTCCAACTGGCTTAATCTTCGCCATGAAGTCACACTATTCATCACAAACTGGTACAGAAGCTCTATTCAACGAAGCTGACACAGACTTCTCAGGAACTGGTTCACACGCCAATTCAAATCCAGTAGGCGCTGGATACACAACTGGTACAGGTGTTTCAACAGCAACAGCTGAAGGTTTCGGTGATTCAACCACCCTTCAACAAATGGCCTTCTCAATCGAAAAGACCACAGTAACTGCAAAGTCACGTGCTTTGAAGGCTGAATACACAGTTGAATTGGCACAAGACTTGAAGGCAATTCATGGTCTTGATGCAGAAGCTGAATTGGCCAACATTCTTTCACAAGAAATTCTTGCTGAAATCAACCGTGAAGTTATCCGTACCATCTACAAGGTTGCAAAGCCAGGTGCCGCTTCAACAGCAACTCCTGGAACCTTCGACTTGGACGTTGACTCAAACGGTCGTTGGTCAGTAGAACGCTTCAAGGGCTTGATGTTCCAAATCGAACGCGATGCAAACGTAATCGCACAAGAAACTCGTCGCGGTAAGGGTAACTTCATCGTCTGTTCATCAGACGTTGCAGCAGCTCTTGCAATGGCTGGCAAGTTGGATTACACACCAGCTCTTTCAGGCAACGACGGTATCTCATCAGATGACACAGGCAACACATTCGCAGGTACATTGAATGGTCGCTTCAAGGTGTTCATTGACCCATACTCAGCAAACACAAACACAGCATCACAATTCGTGATGGTTGGTTACAAGGGTTCAAATGCATATGACGCAGGTTTGTTCTACTGCCCATACGTTCCTCTCCAAATGGTTCGCGCAATTGATCCAAACACATTCCAACCTAAGATTGGATTCAAGACACGTTACGGCATGATTGCAAATCCATTCGTAACACAATCAAACGGTACAACAGACGCAGATACATTCACTGCTGACCGTAACCACTACTATCGTTTGTTCGCAGTAACAAACCTTC